CATTTTAATAAATACTATTATATTGCCATCGACCCTGACAAATACATCATCTGCTTTTTCTAAATTATAATGCATTAAATGTCCGACTCCTATTCTCGTTTTGAATTTATTCTCAACCAACAAATCAAATTCAACAGCTGTCACTTCTGAAAAATCTTTGACGCTATATCCAAACCTCCAAAGTTTTCTTTTTACTATTTCGATTGCTTCTTTTCTTTTCATAATTGTATTATAAATGTTTTCTAATTTGTCCGCAAGTGGATAACTATTTTATCCTTTCATTCATTCGCCTAATAAAATCAGGCAATATGCTTTTAATCTGAACCCTGTCTTTGGTTCCGTCAATTACCTCGCTGACCATTTGCTTTTTCTTGGCCAGCAATTCTATGATATCCATCTCAATCGTATCCTGCGTTACATAATAATGGACATTGACCATTCTGTTCTGGCCTATTCTGTGCGCCCTGTCCTCTGCCTGTGAGTGTACTTCAGGCGTCCAATCCATATCAGCAAACATCACAACGCTCGCCTCTGTCAGCGTGATCCCGACTCCTCCTGCTTTAATGTTTGCTATGAATACTTTTACTCTCTCGTCTTTTTGGAACGCGTCAACCGCTTTTTGCCGGTCAGGCTGTTTTGTCGCTCCCGATAAAACCACGACTTCAATCAATTCTAATTTCGGCTTTCCGTATTCAGTCTTTCCAAAGTCATATTTAATTTTTTTCATTCCTGCTTTTATTCTTTCGAGCGTATCAACATACTGCGTAAACACGATAACTTTTTCTCCTTGCTCGATTGCGTTTTTCGCGTCCTCTACTATTTTTTCAATTTTCATTTTTGAGCAAACCTGTTTTAATTTCTGCACTTCAACCAGCTGTCTTGTCGCAATAATATTTTTCAAATTCTCTGGTGGATTCAGTTTGAGGTATTCCATATAAGAGTCCCAGGCGTTATCGTATATTCTCCTTTGCGCCGGTGTCATTTTAACTTCGATGACATCGATTACTTTTGCCGGTAAATTCAATACTTTATTTTTTTTGCGCCTAACCATATATCCCATTAATGATTTTCTTAAATACCCAAGGTTTGTCGCGCCACTCTCGTCCCAAAATCTAATTGGATATTTTCTCCACATCGTCGGCGGAATAACTCTTAAATATCCTCCACAAAACATTTTTGAATATTGAGTCCGCGCGGCCTTTACTTCAGTCATCGGATGTTTAATCGCTACCAATAAATTCCACAGTTCGATTGGCCTGTTAAGCAGAGGCGTTCCGGTAAGGCAGAATATCATTTTTGCGTTTTTTGTTATTTCAAGCGTTGCCTTAGCGCGTATGCTTCGGCCCTTAATATAATGCGCTTCATCGAGAATGATATTTTCTATCTCTCCGCTCTCAATCATTGGTATCAGCCATTCTTTATGGCTGGCTATTATATCGTAATTAATAACAATCCATTTGCTCAATATTTCTGTGTCGTTTATTTTGCGTCCATTAATTATAAAGACATCGTCCTCAGGACAATCCATTTGGATTTCTCTTTGCCAGTTAATCTTAAGGCTGGCCGGGCAGACAACCAATGTCTTTGCCCGGCTGTCCTCTACGGCTCTAATCGCTTGGAGTGTCTTGCCAAGTCCCATTTCGTCGGCCAGTATTGCGCGTTTCTTTTTCTTGAGGAATTTAATTCCTATTTTTTGGTGCTCAAATAGTTTCATTATTTCTCGTCCTCACAAATAACACCGTCCATTTTCGCCATTCGGATTGCGTCTTTAATTGTGTACATTCCACTACCGACATAAACCACACCATCTTTTGTCCAGGTGTGCCTGCGCATTCCTTTCATGATTCCGCGCTTGACTCCTAAGTCGTAGGCTTTTTCTACTTCCTCTTTCATTACTTCAGCCATTTTTTCTTTGAAATAATCAATAACTTTTTCTTCGCTATTTTCTATTATACTTTGTGACATGTTTTTTGTAGTACCCCTCGCCTGTATGGCTTCGAGGATTTTTAAATATCCTTGCTAATTCTCGACCTATGTATTTGCGGAATAGCTGTTGCCGGCCATTCCATCGATGTGTGATAATTGTTCCGACCGTATCTGTCGTATACCAATAATCCAGGATGTCATCGATTCTTCTCTTAAATCTAACCATGCCATTTTCGGGCCGGTATTCTATCTCGCGCCAATTATATTTATTTGCCAGTTGCCTCGCTATCTTCAGTCTTTGATTCTGTTTTGCCGTCCTCAATTCCTCGGTTGTAGCTGTCTTGTAGTTTGCTCTCATAATGTTTGAATACCGACTCGGCAAATTTCACCATGGCTTTTCCTTTAATGCCATTTTTAATCATTAAGTCTGTAATGAAGCTATCGAGTATTATCCCTGTGCCGCCGCAAACATCACACATTTTTTTTGCGGCCGTCGACTCTTTATTGTTTTCGACAAGCCCTGTCCCTCCGCATTTCGCGCATTGAATTGTTCGATTTAATAATTCTTTGGTGTCCATATTTAGAATGGTATTTTACTTACATCTACTTCTTCATCCTCGTCGACCACGGGGATTTCATCGTTCGTTACAGGCGCCACAGTTTTTTGCGGCTCCGTCTGCTCTCCTTGATTTGCTCTTGACTTCTGGCCAAACTCAAACCTTTCAGCAATAATATCGGTCTTGTATCTTTTCTGTCCTGTTTTCTTATCCTCCCAGGAGCTGGTTTTCAATCTGCCTATAATGTATATCTCGTCGCCTTTTTTGAAATATTCGGTAATCACTTCCGCCGTCCTGCCGAATGCCGTTACATTGTGGAATTCCGTTTCCTCTTGTTTTTGACCTTGCTTGTCTTTCCAACTCCGATTGGTTGCTACCGAGAACGATAACACTATTAATCCTCCCTGTGTCGTTCTCGATTCGGGCGTTTTTGTTAACCGCCCGCAAACTTGTACTAAATTAATATTCATGATTTATTTGGAGATTGTTAATTCTCTATTAATTAATATTTTCTCGTACGCTTCGACCTTTCCTGTGAGGCGTGATTCCTCACGCGCGTCGGTTACTGGTTTCTCAACGGTTTTTGCCTCGTCAATTTTCAGCTCGTAATCAACATGCTATGTTATAATGAAATATTTCGCAATCTTTTTGATAAATAATATCAAATCATTTGTATCTTTCATATTACCAGCTTTTGCAATATAAAATTTTTCCATTTCATCGCCACCGTGTTTCATTAAGAATGCCGCAAATTCCACGTTCTTGCTATCCCATTTAACCCAAATCGTTTTGTCGTCCTCTGTGTAAAACACCAACCCCTCCTCTGGCTCCCACTTCTTATTAACGCTACCGTTAATGTGATTGATTAATTCTTGTCTTGTTAACATAAATTTATTTAATTATTTTATTCGTATATTTTAACTTGCATTCCTGCATTCCGACCGTTCCCCATCTTTTCGCTTCTACTTTCGAGGCCATCCAAATATCAAAGTAATTTTTATCCCTATAATATTCAGCCATTCTATCCTCGCAGGTATATATTTTTCCTTTTATTTCGACCTTTACTCCAAATTCTATAAATTCTGGACAGGCGATTGCTCCGTCGTATACTTTGTTGCCGCTCGCCATTGTGTATGGATCCGCGTCTGTTTGATTCTCCTCTGAATTATAAGCGAATATTGTCGCATATATTTCCCTGTACTTTGGTTCGATTGTTTCAACCGCCGCTACCGTTTTTTGTATCGGCGCGTCAACTTCAATTCCTGCCTGTTCGCATTGAGCCGCCTGAAGCCTGGTTAAATAAAAATCGGGATATTCCTCTGCCCATCCTTGCCATTTTATACAATCTACTTTTCGTTGCTTTTCCGCTCCTACGCCGAGCATAAACATAAATCCTACCGTCCAAATTAATATTGTGATTATTATTTTTCCCATATTATCTAATTGACATTTGACTAACTTGCCGCACTTCGACTCCCGGAACATTCGCTCCGGCCAGCGCGGCCTTTTTTGCTCTTGCTTCGTTCAGGTCCCAGTATTCGTGAGGCACTTTTTCTGGGTCTGTAATAAACGCTTTCGGGACCATTGCTCTTTGGATTTGCGCGCTCCCCGTGTTAATGCTTTTTTTCTCCTCGCCTAATTCCTCCATTTTTCTGACTGCGGTTTCTTCTTTGATGTTTCCTTTTTCTGCGCGCTTTGCGATTGCCTCCTCTTTCGCTCTGCGTTCATTCTCTACCTTTGTCATATAAGTATCGGCCTTAATTTTTAATTGTCTTTCTGCTTCAGCACATAGTTTTTCGTATGGCAAATATTTCGCTCGCGCTTCGTTAATGATTTGCTGGGCCGGATGTGTGTATTTTTCTTTTTCAGCTTTAACAAATTTTCCAAGCATTTTAATGCTTTTAATTTTGTCCGTCACCGCTTTGAGTTCTGGCTCTGTGGTTACCTGTGTGTCGTCAACCATTTTCTGCATCTCCTCCGATTTGGTTTTAATTTCTACGAGGTTATCCTCTACTTTAGTTATCTCTTTTGTTTTTGTCATAATGTGATTGTTTAATTCTTTGCGCTTCCATTCTTTGCGCTATTGCTTTTGCTTTACCCGAATAATATTTCAAAAAACTACGCCAAAATTTTTTACTAAATAAAATTTTCATAGCTTCTTTAATCATATTTGTGATTGTTTAATTTATTTGTGATTGTTTCTTCGACCTTTACTATCTTTATTATAAATGTTTTCTAATTCATTGCAAGGCTTTTATTGTGGATAACTTTTCAATCTAAAAATCTAAAAAATCAAAATCCTCTTGTTGTATTCTTTTGTTGTATTCTCTGTATATAGAAGGAGTGTCCGAATGGTGCAAACTAAATGCCCCAATAATCCAACCTCAATGCCCTAAAAGTGCAACCTAATTGTGTAAGATAAAAAAATTTAATTTCTCACTCTGCCGTATGATAGAGGTTTTCTTTTCATTGAATTAATGTAATCTTCAACCGCTTTTATTATTTTTTTATGATACAATCTCTGGCTTCCAATCATCACTACTTCGATGTTATATCTGGCTGCCGCGTTGTTTATTATTCGGCCGTCTACGCTAATGATTTTTTTAATGTCTGTTTTATTAATAAGCCCGGTATGTTTTCTATCTATCATTCTATTATATTTCGGCCTACATTTTAAGATTAATTGAGATTCTAATTTATCCATTTCTTTGTATCCTCCACACTTAATATAAAAAGCCCTGGTGAATTGCATTGCGTATTTGTGCGCTACTATCCTGCCCATTAAATTAACTTTACTTTTACCTACATACAAAATTTCTCCGTCGTCATTTGTTAAAAGATATACGCCAACCTTGTTTGGCATTTTAATTTCTTCTACTCCTTTTATTTTTATTATGTTCATTTGTTTTTCCTTTCTTTATTAAGTTATGCCTTGAGTATATCTCACTTACACAATCGCGTCAAGCTAACTTATCCACAAACCAAAAACCTGCCAGAATGCAGGTGTTTTGGTGGTCGTTTTTGCTTTGCCCAATCACGAAACAAAGCTATTTTATTGTAGCATTATTTGCCTGCGTATGGAAGTTTTTGATCTCCTTTATGCGCAAAATAAAAGGCGAATGCCATGCTCGCTAATACCATAAAATCTTTTGATTCAAGCTTCCCTAAATAAAAACAAACGCAGGCTGTGACCGCCAACATAATAAAAACTATCTTTGAAGCTGATTGTAAAACTTTCATTTTAATATCTCCTTATTCATTTTTTTTTATTAATTCTATTAATGTTTCAGCCCAATTTTTCTTTGACTGAATCGCGACCTTTAATTCGTGAATAACTTTTTTCGCTCTTGCTAATTTAATATTTAATTTATTATTTTTCTGTTTAAGTAATCCATTTTCTTGCGTTAATTCTTGTACTAATTCCGCCTCGTTGTATCCGTTTATTTTCCTTATCGTTTTAATAAATGTCAAGAGGTGCGTTCCTGGGCAAGCCGTTTGCGCTCCGCTAACTTCTTTATGGCCAAGAATGTTTTCTGTCGGAATTTTATAAATCTTTTTTAGCTGGTCTACGATTCCTCTCAATGTCGCGAGCTGTTTTTCGGTTGGATGTTCTATTTGAAAATTGCCGGTCAATGCTATTCCCAATGATTTATAATTCATTCTATCCGCCCTGCAGTGCGCTCCTATAACATTCTGCGGTCTGCTTTCATGCAAAATTCCATCGGCTGTGATCACCCAATTATAGGAATTTTTGAGCGACGCAAACTTAGTCCTATCTCTCGATGTTCCGGTGTGGTGGATTATAATATATTGAATTTGTTTTGGCATTTTATTTTTCGCGCTCTTCTAATATTGTTAAAACTCTAACCATATCCTGTTTAATCTGGCTAATATCATTCTCGATATGCGCTATGTGATTTTCCTTAATTAATTTTAAATCGTCGGTGTTGTTTTTTATAACTTCGTCAATTTGGCTATGCCTCATTTTGCATGTCGCTTTGATTTGTTTTATTTCGTATTTCGCCTTAACATCGGGGTCACGAAAAAACTTATAAATCGCAAACATTATCCCCACGAATGTTAGTATTGAAATCACAAATTGTGTATTTTCGTATGTTATCATAGTTCTATTTCTATTCTTGATTTGAGCCAGGCGACTTTTTGTTTTTGTCCTGGCGTAATTTTTTGTTTGAGTATGTCATCGCAAAGCCGAGCTATTCCATTTTTGAAATTACTATATGTTTTTTTCGGAAGTTTTGAAGCAAGCTCCGGTCTGGTGTCGGGTTTCTTGATTGCTTCTTTGATTCTGTCTATCGCTTTTTGGTGCATATTATCTGTAAAAATAACAAGTTCCACTACAACTCCAACTACTATTTGCCGCTGGAGATGACACTGATAATGTGATAGTATCTCCTGATAAAGATATCGTTACGGTTTTATTATTAGTGCTAAAAGCTGTTGCTTGATTACCACTAGTACAACCCTTTCTTGCTATTGTTCTTTGAATACCAATTGACCCCATATCCGTAGCACTCCCAGTGGCTACACAAATCGCAAATCTGGCATTTGCTGGCATTGCAGCAGTTCCACTCCAAGAAGTTGTGGTTCCGCTACCACTAAAAGCCGCACTTCCCATATACTCAAAATCCCCCATCATTATTAAAATCTGCGTTGCGGATATTGCTACCCCGACTAAAACTTCATAAGTTCCCATTGCCGTTCCGATCGTCTTGTCATCCTGAACATAATATTTTTTTCCAATATCCAATCCAGTAAATCCTGAAACTATTCCGTTGTTCTGAATTTGAATAGGATTTCCGTCCGTACTATTTGAAATAGCAAATCCGACAAATTCTAATTTTGTTTGATCATCCCCGTCGCAAGCATAAACTTCGTTTGTAGCGTCATCAATATAAATAGCCACAGGAAGCGTCGCTCCATTGATTGTTTCTCCGGCATTTAAATCTACAACATATCCGGCGTCGCGAAGTTTATTCACTTCTGTAGCGCTTAATTCTTCGCCTGCTGTTTTGTCCTCTGGTATTGTTGTCATAATTTTATGCGTTCGCTAAAGTAAGCGTCCAATCTATTGTTAGCTTTTGAGTATTGGTTTTTGTTATGTCTATATTCACATGGCTAATTAAAATCCCCGTGTCGGCTCCCGCGGCTCCGTCGCTGAATATCCCAGCCTCTTTAAATATTCCAGTTACTTCTGTCTGATTAAAAAATGCGGTTGCGTAGGCAATGTTTGCCGAATTTGTCATGGAGGCGATTGCGTTTCTATATGTTTCGGTCCCGAGCGTGGTATCTCCAATTGCCACCGCCGTATCATCGCTCCCCAACGCGGCGTAATTTATCAGCATATCGTTGTCTGGTGTCGGGTCTGTTAGGTTGTTTGTGATGAGCGTAAAGGCGGCCGTCGTTATTATATTGTGATAATACTTCACGGTCTTTTTTCCAGTCAGAACATCCTCAAGCGTAAATCTATAAACGCCAATCGCGCCGGCTCTTTCGCCGACTTGTTTTTTTATTTGTTTTACTTTGTTTAGAAATTTTTTATCTATCATATTTTTATTATAGCATAAATTAAGCCAATGGCGAACCGTCAAGAATGAAAACTCTCTTCACTCCTACGGGCAGTTGCGGCCCCAACACGAATTCAACGGCATAATCAAGCGCTTGTACTGTCAAATCTTCCGTTATTTCCAAATTCTCAGCCTGTGGATAGTCGTCGGTGTTTATACTGGTTGCGTCGCCTATTTCTATATCCTCTGTCGGAAATACGGTTTTCTCAAGAACAACATCTCCTTTTTCCTCAATCAATTTATCGCCTGCTTTTAATAGTCCGATTAAAAAGTCAATGATTCCGACGGTTCTTAGCGTGGCCAGTTTAACCGTGTATGTGAATCTTTCCTTGGTCACCATTTGAAATCCAACGCTTTGAATTAGAAAATCCTCGTTAACATCGAGCAATGTTGAATTGATATTTATAATCATTCCGCTTCTCAATCCGCTTTCGTATGTTTGGAATCGTCCCTCGTTGACTCCGTTTTGATAGGCTTCTATTTCTGCTTTGGCATAACTTATAGCTTCCTCTCTTGCTTTAATAGTTTTGTCTGTTTTGGCAAATTCAAAAACTCCGTATTGAGCAATTGACGCTGGCTCCTCTACTTGAACAACTAAATTATAAAGAGGTATTCCCGCGATTTCCACATTGTCGCTTCCCGCGCCTGGCACCGTGCCAGCTTTAAATCTTATATATTTTTGGTTAAAATCCCAGAAACAATCAAAATCATCCTCGTTGTCCAGGAAGTCTATCCCGACAGTTTGAGGCGTTCCTCCTACTTCCACGACTGGCTTTGAGCCGAATTTGTTGGCTGTTCTAAATAATAGTTTTGAGCCGTCGCCGTCAAAATATTCTGTCCTGGCGCTTCCCTCTATTTCTCCTCCTTTTATAAAAACTCTATTTCGGATTTGCGACAAGTCGTTCTCTATTAAAAGCGTTGCTGGTATATGGTTTCCGTCACCGTCCGCAATATTGAAACCTGCTGGATTTTTATTCTTTTCAAAAAAATGAATGTCCTTGTCGTAATCCACATACCAACTATATCCTGTTAAATCAGCCAGCTTCTGAAGCGCGTCCGTGACTGTTATTCTATCAAATGTTACTTTCGTAATTGTTAAGGCGCAATCCACATTCGTGTCCGTAAACGAGCCGTCTGTAAAATTTGTCAATATATCATCAATAATATAATTAACGGTCTTGTCATCGTATCCCTCTATTACAAGCTGTCTATCGAGGTCGTATGAATAATCCTTAGCTCTTACGCGATATCTGACTTTTCTATCTGATTCGATTATTTTTTGAACGCTATGGATTTTCCCGGCGAATATTTTTGTCGCTCCGTCAAGCATTTCCACTTCGCTATTCGGCGCCGGTCGGAATAATTGTCCTGAGTGATACACAATATCAAATTCTAAAGTATCCGTCTTTTGGTTAATGACATCTTTTTTCTGAACCGAGCCAAATTCTATAATGCTCGATTTGTCTACGCTGTCAATTTTTATCGTGATCATAATTTCACTGTGTCTTTAAGGCTTCTCATTATTTGGTTTCCAATTCTTTCAGCTACACCCTCCTCTCCTAAAAATTCATTGCCAGTTATGTTGATTGTTATATTTCCTCCGCCTACCCCTGAAATCTGCCCGTATTGCCCTGGTGTGAATATCTCAGGGCCTCTTTCCCCAATCAGGTATGATTCCCCTGCAGTTACTGGTCCGCCGTGCTGACGGCCTGTTATGAAGTCTAACGCTTTCGAGGCGGCCCCTGTGACCGCTTTTACGGCTCCTGTCACGGCTCCTACTCCGGGGATGTTCTTAACCGCTTCTATCGCTCTTTTAACTGAATTAATTACCGCTTGCACTTTATCATCTATCCATGAAACAAATGCTCCGAACTTATCCTTAATCCATTCTATTACCGCTCCGATTGACTCCTTGAAAATTCCAAACGCCCATTTCATATTATCAACATGCTGATTCCATTTTAATGCGATGTACGCTATCGCTATGCCGAGCGCGACGAATGCTCCGATAACTAATAATATCGGCAATGTTATTGCTCCAATTACTCCTCCTATGGCCACGACGGCTGTAATTACTCCTGGCAGTATTAATCCCAAAAATCCCAAAGTGGCCACCAGCCCCGCCAAAGCCATTGCGGCTAGTCCTATATAAAGTGTTAGCTTTGGGTGTTCGCTAATCCATTCTGACATTTTCTCAACGATCGGAAGAAGTTTTTTCAAAAACTTATCTAATATTGGAAGCAATAAATTTCCAATCTTTTCTTTCGTTTCAGTTATCCTGGCGGCCATTTCTTGTTGCCGTCTTATAAACGAATCAGCGTTTTCCTCAAAGCCCTCAATCGCGTCCGATGAATTTTCTATCGCTTGTCCTAATAATGCCTGGGCCCTTACGGAGTTCTTAACTTCAGGGTCAAGGTCTTTAAATGAGCCACCCATTTCTATGAGCCCCATTTTCATCGCTCTTGCTTCGAGGGCTGTTTCTAACGCATTGATACCATATCTCCTTAATGGTTCGCTCGATCCAGCCAGACCAGATTTAATTGCTTCCAGTACTTCAGTTGGATCCACATCATTAAAAGCCGCGACCTTGTTTGCCAAATCAAGAAATCCTTTTGATACTTCCGTTGCTTCGTCCCTGGCCATTCCCATCGGAACAAGTAAGTCCTGCATATCAGCGGCCATTCTGACAATATCTGAAGTGGCTGTCGGCATTTCTTTTCTTATCTCTTTTACGAATTCCATCATATCATCTCTATGCTCTCCGAATACCGCGTTAAATTTATTGTATGAACCCTCCGCTTTGGCGGCCTGGTCTACAGCTGATTTGGCTCCCATTGCCAACGCGCCAAAAGCGACTGTTCCAGCAAGCGCCATTTTTTGAAATGCTGGTTTTAGTCGCTCTAATTTTCCGTGAACTTTTTCAAGGCTTGCATTTACTGAAGCCATTGCTCCTTTGGCTCTATTCTCTGCGTCCACTATTAATTGTACTCTGTGTGTTTGCGCCATAGCGTTATTTTTTAGCTTCGTGTGTTTTTTTCACGACTTCCTCGGTGGTTTTTATAAACCACTCGGGTTGCTTCATGTAGGTGTGATAATCCCACCCCATCACCATGCATAAAAACGCTATGTCGTTTGCTGTTCGTCTACCGATTCTAATCCTTTTTTTTTTCGCCTTTTACTAATCTCGGCAATTATAAACGCATAGTCGTCTTCGGGCAGTTTTCCGACTGCCTCAAGTATTTTTTCTGTTAACGAATCAACGCTAACAATAAACTTCTCAATCTCCCGGTGGATTTGTTCTGTGACAACATTTGTATCAAATTTCCCGGTCGTGACTTTTCCCGAACCCGAAGATATCTCCGGCTTGATATCAATTCCTGAAAGCAAAACATTATCAATGTATTCTGCTTCAGCGCCAGTTATCCAATCCTTGATTTCTATCTCAACTTTGGCTTGGGGTGTTATGATTTTTTTTGTTGGTGCGTTCATATTAGTCCTTTAAGTAATCCGCTATTGTGTTTTGGACCACGATGTTAATTGCTTCTTCATCGCTGTCTGAATAATGGGCTGTAAAATTGAGGTTGTCGCGAACGATGTCGTCTATCGGCCTATCCGGACTCGAGCTTTCAAACGAAACCTTTGCTAACTGGATTATGATTGACGGGCTGTATCCTCCCTCTAAATCAATATCAGGCCTGGTAAGTGTAATTTGCATGGCTTTATAATCGCCGTCTTTATAATAATCATGATAGGTATCGCCCTCGTAATCAATCACTAAGTTTCCAGTGATTTCCATTAAATTTGCGATGATATCCGTTGGCGTAATTGACCCTATGTTTTGCTGTGGCCTACCGTTGTTTTTAATAGCTAATGAGAATTCTTTCATGTTAATTGCATTTGCGGCTCCAAGTCCAGCGATATTCGCGGCCAGTTTAATCTCAACATTGTATGGCCTAAATAAATAATCGGTGTCTTGAAACGATGGCGTATAGTTCGATTCCTCTGATTCATCCCGCGCCATAAATTCAACCGTAGCGTTTACCAAATCATCTACCGGTGTTCTGATTTCTAATGAATTAACCACCACTCCATTGTATCCATAGTCTTGCTGTCCTGGTTGTGATAGCCCTAATGAAAGGCTGGGGAATTGTGGGTCATTCGGTAGTACTGTAAATGTATGCGAGTTTACGCTTCCATAAACTGATTGCGTGTCGCAATCTCCAAGAAGACTTTTCAAAATGTATCCGATTAATTCGGACCGCAGATTGAATTCTAAATCTCCCGACGCTTTGCGCTGTACTATTTCCGAGCCTTGGCTTGATACTCCCGACGCCTTTGTTTCTTTAATCAAAGCCTTGACGACTTCAACATTAATTCCAGTTGGTGTTCTTGCTGGAATCCATCCTTGTGGAGTGACTAAAGTTCCCCGGCTTGCAGGATCCTCCATGCCAATCCCTAAATTTAAATCTTCGCCTCTTAGTAAACTCATTTTTTTATCCTTTCTTTATTATTTGTTTTTATTATATCACAGTTTTTAATTAAGCAACATACTTGACGCACCTGAGCGTAATTTCTGCTACTCTATAAACTGCTTCGCCTCTTGTTTCGTATTCCCAAACGCTCGGTGCTGGCTCTACCCAGTCACAAGCGGCGCCAAGTATATCTCTTTGACGGAATGCTGTTAAAATCTCATCTACGACTTCCTCAAGCGCCGTTTCAGCTTCCTGTTCTTCAGCTCCTTTGGTAATCGTATAATAAGCCCTTAACTTAAATACAAAAACAAGCCTGTCTTTATCGGTTGAGCCGTAGTCTGCTTCGTTATCGCTCGGCGAAACAACGACGGCCGGTATCCCCTCTATTACGCTTGGTTCGTAACCGTAGCTGGCCTGGACTTTATCCAGCTCTCCTACTTCGGCTACAATCGCGGCTCTAATTGTTTTGAAATCTGTGGCCATATTTATTTAAATACTTTTTTAACTGCGCTTTCAAATTCTTTGTCTATAAAATTCTCGTTATCATCTACCGCTTTTTGGAGGAATGGATTTGCTTTGGTTCCTGGATGATGTACTACTTTCCCAAAAATCTTGCCCTCCCTTTTATTTGCTAATACTTTTCTTTGCCTGATTCTTATAATGTGCGGCCTTGTCCCCTCATGGACAAAAACTGCGTAACCTGCGCCGGCTTCTACTTTTCCTCTCGCTGGTCCAATCATCATGCTCCGAATGCTTTGCCTTAAATTTCCGCCTCCTCCTTTTTTATTAACTGGCGCATTTCTTTTCGCGTCCCTTTCGATTTTTAATACTATCCGATTAATTGCTTTATGAAGCGCTGTCGTCATTTTCATCGGCGCTTTTTTAAACATCATCTGTATTCTATCTAAATTTTTAACTTTAATTGTTATCGCTACGCTCATGATTTAAATATTCTTAGTACAACTTCCATGTGGTTTGACCTCTTCAAAAAATTATCGTATTTTTCTACCCCGACAACTCTATAAGTATCCGAGCCGTGAATTACTCTGTCGCCCTCTTGGATGTCCTGGGAAACGCAAAACATTAATTTGTCTTTGCCAAACCCTCCCTCGATGTCTGAGGTTATGCTTGGGTCCAGCGCTTGAATGTGACAAGGCACATCTGTCAAGTGATTTTGATAATCTTTTTTATTCCCTGACACGATTGTTAATCGCTTAACGCTTATTGTTTGGTTGTAGTGGTTTTCAATCATATTAAAAATGGAATCTCTTATAACTATTTAATATCATCATCGTTCGTTTGAAATCCTGCCAGCCTTTGTCGGTTTCGTATGCTACCGTGTATCTACCAATGCTTTCGCTTCGTACTTTACCTTTGGCGTCGTTTGAGTAATTAACAACTCCAGCCAATAAAATTGTCGCGGCTAATACTATGTCTGCCGGACATTCTACCGAGTATCCCCATTTAGCGGTGATCGTCACATTCTGATATCCCTTTGTAAAATAATTCTCTTTTAATTGTATCTTGTTTTTTCGCTCAACATTGTTTGGATATACTCTATAATCGTCTGATTCAACTTCTGTCTTGGTATCCTCGCCAAGCTCAACTTTTGTTACCGCAATAAAATCATCAAACTTTTGTTCTGAATTTCCCTCTCCATCATATGTTTTTTCGCTTGCTTCCGTGTCCGCGATAAAAACTCTATCGGTATATTTCTCGATAAACTTTTCGATTGCCTCAATCCACGATTCTATTTGCGTGTCAAATGAGGCGTCTATTGTTTGGAGTGTGTAATTCTCCAATGCTTGTTTTGATGTATATCCTTTGGCCATAGTTTTATTATATCATATTAACATTTATTTGGAAACTTTGAATAGGGGCTGTCCTTTTCTTCGTACCCATCCTTTTTACTGTACGGCGATGTCTTGTCATCGTACCCGTCTTTTTTGCTATACGGCGTTGTTTTGTTACAGTACGGATTAATCTGTAATATGTATTGAAGTGATTTCTTTATTCCTACCGCAATTATAATTGTGTATTTAAGGCTGTTTAGAATTTCAGGCGAACTTATTTGATATTCTAATTCGAGTTGTTTTTCTCCAATTGTAATTATACCATATCTGAGCGATTTTGTTATCTCGTTTTCAACTTTAATTTCGTATCCAAGCGCTCGCTGAATTATGGCGAATGTTTTAATTGTATAATTCAGCGCCTTTTGTATTTCTTGCTGAATGTTTAACCGATATTCAAGGTCTTTGGTTATTTCTTTTTCAGTACTTACTTGATATTCAAGCTCCTTTGTTATATCTAATTGAGTGACTATTTTATAGCTTAATCCTTTATCAACTTTCATTGCCGCAATTATTTCGTACTGTAATCCTTTTTGAATTTCATGCTCTGTTTGGATTGAATAATTTAGTGCCTTTGTGACATCCTCGTATATATCAATTCGATATTTAAGCCCTTTTTCAATGCCTACTTCAGCAACTATTTCATAATCCAAATCTTTTGCAATTTCGCTGTCCGTTATTACTCTATACTCAAGGCCCTTGGTGATTTCTGCCGGCGTGGTTAATACTGTATAATCTAAATCTTTCGTGATTGCATTCGGCGCGACGATCTTATAATCCAAGCTTCTATCAATATGAGTAGGCAAATCCTGCGTGGTTGTTTCAAGCCCAATTGCTACGAGTGATAAATCATTAATTGCTCTTAGTGTATTTCCTACGGTCGTTCTCCATCTACCTTTAATTGTGTATGTTCCTGCGGCAAGTTTCGAAGTTGTTCTCGCTACAATTGTAATCGTTGCTTTATCTAATTTTCCATTCGAAGTCCTTTGGCATTCCTCAAAATCTACTCCATTAATATTTAAAGCAAAATAGTTTTCTTTATTATCTTTTTCGCTTTCGGATGAAAGCGTAAGCACGGCAAAAATATGCGCCTCTTGCGTGAGTATAACTTCTGTTTCCGCGCCTGGTATATCCTCAAGCGTTATTGATGTCGTTGATAAAAGAGCGCCCTCAATAAATTTATTTCCAGACGGAACAACATATTCAGTACCTCCGCTTACGGTTGACAAATCTAATCCGACTAAAACTGCCGGCGCGATTGTTCCTGTTACTCCTGCTTCCGAGGCGTGCTTTCCTTTTACGGTAATTGCTCCTGCGTGTTCTGGTAATTCTGTCCTGGCTACTAATCCAGCCACTCCTACATCTTCTGTTTCTGTTAATGTTCTATCAATGTCTACTTCTTTGCCGTTTGTAGACAATATTAAACGGTATATACTGGCCGCCGTTGCCGATATACTCCCTACTATCATCGCAAATACGAATGATAGCGCTTGGGTTGTGAGAGTTTGCGTCAATCCATCTATGTCCTCCGGTGTATCTCCTACTACCGAATCTGTGGCGACAGTATCATAAACGCTCCTTATTTCGTTTCCGCCCTCATCCTCTGTTGGGAATGCTACCAGCGTGATATTCTTGCTTGTCAATGTCACTTCTGCTTCCGTGTGATGTCTACCTTTGACTGTATATGTTCCAGGCGACAATAATCCACTCCTAAATACTACACCAATATTTCCGTCTTTATTTTGATGAAAATGCCTCTCTATTATTGGCGAATCTACTCCGTCAATATTAATTAAAAAATATCCTTGTTTGTGTAGAGAATTGCCTATATTCCCAGTGACGCTCATAAACGCCATTATATAGCCATCGTTTTTCAGCGTGATATCAAATGTCAATCCGTCTATGTCTTCTGGTGATGTCGCCGTTGTTTCATCTGAAGCGACCACAACCTTTCCGCTTGAAATTTCTTGAGGTGGCGGGGGATTAACAATATATTCTAATCCCTTTGTAATGTCTTTCGGTATGATTACCAAATAAGCCAGCGCTTTTTGTATTTCTGACGATGTTATTATTAAATAGCTAAGTCCTTTTTGTATATCAACCCGAGCGGTTACCTGGTACTCAAGGTCTTTTGTAATATCAGGCGAAGCTTTAACAGAATATGCCAGTCCTTTTGTTATGTCATATGATATAGCCCCTCCGACTTCCGCTCCGCTCAATGTTTGCCAAGTCCCTTGCTCCATTACCTGCCATGCACCTTGGTTTATTCGGCTTGCCATATTTTATACTCCTAATTTAATTGAAAATCCTGCTCCAATACAACTTGACCCCGAATCTAAGGAAAAATCGCCATTAGGTGCATCTATGAATAATGGGTCATATGCTGTTGCATTTGCCCCTTTGGTTACATTTGTTACATCTGTTGTGTTGCTGTGGTAGTTGTTGTAATTTACATATCCTGTTTTATATATAGATGGACCTTCAATAAACTGTATACCCGTTGTACATGTATCTATTATATTATTTAATATTACATAATATTTTGGATAATCTGCATTAATACCTACAGAACAATTATATATAGTATTATTTGATATCTGAAATGCATTTGGCACATCTATCCCATGATTACTACAAGTATCTATTATATTAAATGTTATTGTGCTTTTATTTCCAACATCAATGCCATTAACACTGTCATGGATATAACAACCAATTACTTTTATATCATAATTTGAATCAATTGCATTCCCATTGGTTGATATAGCTTCAGAATTGATTATAACCGATCCATCTGTTGAAATATAACATTCTATCGCAAATCTACCAGAAATAACACTACTATTCGTTGATTTGCAATTTTCCAATATACTCCCTCTTGAACTTAACCCCCCATAATCAGTAGTAGTAACTCGCAAATTTTTAATGATATAATATGCATTAAAATCAACTTCATAAGCCCCTGCCGCAATCAATGGTCTATTATCTCCTATTGGATTATCTCCTCTTGTTGTGTTGTAGCCTAAAAAGCTAATTGGTGAATCAGCTGCGCCTCCTTGCGATGAATCAAAATCCACAGTAAGAGTATAAGTTCCTGCTTTCATATGAAAAGTATTCCCTGGTTCTGCATCATTTAATATCTTGTCTTCTGGTAATGATAAACATCCACCAACTGCTCCTGTACCTGCTGTTGCTCCTCTCGAACTTTCAGCACTCCTGTCTAATACAACCGTATTTGTATTTGTATATGATTTAATTTCGTAAAATCTATTTGTTGCAAAATTTGTCCCTGCTGTAATCTGAATTAAATTACCAACCATTGCCGCAGTTAATCCTCCTGTCGCTGAAGTTAAATTAAAATTAGTTGTTAAAGTCCAATAATCTCCTGCAGTATGTCCTGTTGTTGCTGTAAAGGTTACAGATACTCCATTGCTTAAAGCTTGTGCCCCTCCTGTTATTGCTACAAGTGTAGCATTCCAAGTTGCACCACCGTCATCTGACCATTTGAAAGTATCGGTCGCTCCTTCGCTATCTATTTCTATTTTAAAACTAATTCCAAGAGCAGTAGCAATTCCACTACTTACCATATCGTCTAAGCCAGCGCCATTAAAAACAGCATCAGGCACAGACTTCATTGCCAAATCCGTAAGCGATAGTTGAGCCGCATCTTGTTGAGAATAATCAGTCCCCCCACCAACATATCCTCCTCCATTATTATTACTTCCTGTTGTGCGTATTTCCCATACGCAATTTGCTGATATCATAATTTTATTCTTCTAATTCCCTTTCTTTTTTACGAATAATACTCTCTAACATTTTCGGAGTTGGTATATGTGCTGGGTCTATGCTTATATCTAATTCAATATATCTTCTCTTCTTAGTCGGCTCTACGGGTTTTAAATTGTCATCTAAAATCCAATCCATTAAATCATTTTGCACCTTTAATTTGCGAACACTACATCTATGCTCTCCCTCTGTTTCTATTGTGTTGCCATCAGGTATTAAAACATTATCAAGGTTACATCTTTTGAAAATAACGCCTGTCATTCCATCGGGGAAAATATCTTTTATAACATTTTCATCGTCTTCTAAACATTCCTGATAAAAACAGCTTCCGATTATTTCGGTATTATTAAATTCTTCCACAGGAATGTCCTTGAAGTTTTTGTTTAGAAAGTCTTTGAATGAGTATTTTGTATTTGTTGCCATATTAATTAATTCTTAATTATCTCCCTAACTCAAACTTTGTTAGATCTATATTGTCCCGGTCCGCTATGATTATCCTATCGTCCGGCAAAATAAAATTATAGCAGGCCTTTGATGTTCCTCTTATTTTGTATCCA